GACCGTGCCGCCCTGCTCGCCCGGGTCGAGGACAGCGTCCGTCGCGACACCGCCGACGGCCCCGAGCGGTACGTCGAGGACTACCTGACCAACGTCCGCTACAGCACGGTAGAGCAGTCGGCCATCGACTTCGTGACGTTCTCGCTCATTCCCTGGTGCCGACGCTGGGAGCAAGCCTGCCGCCGCGACCTCGTTGTCGATGACAAGGCTTTCTTCGTGGCCTACGACGTGAATTCGCTGATGGCCGGCGACTACGCCGCCCGCTCGCAGTTCCTGCGTGAAATGTGGAACATGGGCGCCATCGACATTGATGAACTGCGGTCGCAGATCGGCTACAACCCGCTGCCGAACGACGAGGGCAAGAAGCGATTCGTGCAGGTCAACATGCAACTCTTGTCGGCGTTCACGCCCGAGAACCCGACCGCCGCCTCGACCGCCCCCGGCGCTGCCCCGCCAGACTCTGGCGAGGAACCGCCGAAGCCGTCGAAGGACGAGGAGACGCCGACGGGCCTGGGCGACGTGCCGCCGTCTGCCGGCGGCGCGAGCACCGAGCCGCGGTCGTCAGAAGCCGCCGAGGTCGTCTTCCGCACCGCTCTGCGTCGGATCGCCGCCGTCGAAGCCGGCGGTGTCCTTGAGCGCCGCAAGAATCCTGAAAAGTTGGGCCAGTGGCTCGACCAGATTCAGTCGCGGATGCGCGAAGAACTGAAGGACGCCGCACAGGCTACCGGCCGCGACATAGATGAGTTCGTGGTAACGTGGAATCAGCGATCTCGTGACCTCTTGCTGGACTGCCACCGGAGCGGCCAGAAGTACGAAACGGCCACTGAAGGATGGTGCGACAAGCACCTAGACGACCATGCCGCAGCCCGATAACAGCGTCATCGACGCCCTCCAACGCTCCGCAAGCCTGCACCTGACAGCCATTGAGAACTATCAGGCGCAGCAGGCCCATTTCGACCGCTGGGGCTACGCGAAACTGGCCGAGCAGGCCAAGGACGACGTGAAAGAAGAGCGCGGCCACCTCCGCGAGGTGCTGGCCCGACTGGAATACTACGACGTGCAGGCGACCTACGAGCACGCGGCCCCGTCGTGGCCTCGTCACGACTACGAGGGCATCCTGGCGGCCAATATGGCGCTTGAGGAAATGGCCGCCGCGGCCGAAAAAGCCGGCGTTTTGGCTTGCCGCGCGGTCGGAGACGAGCGTTCGGCCCTCGTGTTTGCTGGCTTGCTGGAAGGCAGCGAGAAGTCCATCGGGGAAATCGAAGCCACGCAGCGCGTGATTGAGCAAATCGGCCTCGACAACTACCTCTCAACCAAGGTCTGACCATGAGCCGAGACGACATTGAGCGCCGGATCACGCTTTCCGAGGCGACTGTCGAGTATCGGGACGTTGACGGCGAGAAGCGGCCGGTTATTTCCGGCTACGCCGCCGTCTTCAACACCGAAAGCAGGGTTTTGAGCGGTTTTGTCGAGACAATCGCGCCGACTGCCTTCGATGACGTGCTCGCGACGAACCCCGACGTGATCGGATGCTTCAATCACGACAAAAACATGCTCCTGGGCCGCACTGCCAACGGCACCATGACGCTGCGGAACGACGGATACGGCCTTCGCTACGAGATCACGCCCAATCCGAACACGTCAGTCGGCCGCGACGTGGTCGAATGGGTGAAAGATCGCACGGTCGTCGGCTCGTCCTTCGCTTTTTCGATCAAGAAAGACGGCACCGGCGACTCGTGGACGACCGATCCTCGCGGCTTTCGCAAGCGTGAGGTGCGTTCGGTTGCGATGCTGGAGGACTGCGGCCCCGTGGTCAGGCCCGCATACGCCTCATCCAGCGTCGTGGTGAGCCGCAGGGCCATCGAAATGGCCCTTGGGGACAACTATCGCCCTAACCAGACGATGGCGAACGCCGCCAAGCGCGGGCTGAAACTAGCCGACAAGCACGCCGAGATCGACGGCGTTTTGACCGGAATTGCCGAGCGGATCGCAGCCCGCGAGGTGGTGAGCGTCGAGGAATCGCTGTATCTGACCGGCGTTCACGAGCGCTGCGCGGCCGCCAAGACCGACAACTGGGCCGGCACGCCCGCCTGGGTCGAGTATCAGTTGGCCGGCGGCGACTCTGGCCGGAAGTGGCTTGAGCGTCGGGCGCATGGCGATGAAGGCCACGCCGAGATCGCCGCGCCGGTCACCGAGCCGGCCGCCGTCGAGACTCGCGACAGCAATGTGAACCTCCGGCCGACCGCCGGCATGGCTGCCGCCTGCCGCCGCGGCCTGAAACTCTACGAGGATGGCCGCGGAGGCGACGGCCTCGTCTCGGCCACGGTCGCATGGGCGCGAAAGATCGCCGCCAGAGAGCCGCTGACGAAGGAAAAAGTCGTCAAGATGGCCGCGTGGCACGCTCGTCACAAGGTGGACAGGAGGCCCGGCTGGGACAAATCCGGCGAGGAATCACCCGGTTTCGTAGCGTTTTTGCTGTGGGCTGGCGCTGCCGGCCGGCGCTGGAGTGCCTCCAAGGTGGCCGAACTTCGCCGTGCCGGCGAGGCTCGTGACATGGAAGGCATGGACGACGACTACGAAGAGGGGCTATCGGAGCGCGACCTTGCCACCGCCGAGTCCTACGAGGCAATCGCGGAGGAAATGGGCCAGTGGTCGCAGGCAGAATCGCACTACATCGCGAAAAGCCCGTTCGGTCAGATTGCCTGCAAGAACTGCGTGTTCTTTGAAGGCGAGGGCCGCTGCTACATCGTGGCGGGAGACATCGCGCCTGACGCGGTTTGCAAGTTGTGGATCATCCCTGACGGCGCCCGCTCGCAGCCCGAGGCCGAAGCGGTCGAGCAGAAGTCGGCGCCCGAGTTGCCGGCGCCGGTGATCGACTACGTCGGCGCCGCAGCAGCGCTCAAGGCAAAATTGCTGACGACTTGGTTGCACGGCAACACGTCAGCATCGTAGGCTACAAGAGTAGACATTGCCTTGCGACGGAAGTCGCAGGGAGCAGTGCGAGTGACCAGGGGATTCTGGTCGCGGCGTGCTTGCGGGAATCACCCGCCGGCCGCCGCACTTGTTCGCGTTGGCCGGCTCAACAAGGAGCAGGGCCAAATGGCGAGCAATCTCAAGCGACTTCAGGATCGTGCCGCGGCCGTCGCCGCGCAGATGGCGGAACTGGCCGCTGTCGAGGAGCGTTCCGAGGCGCAGACCGCCGACCTCGTGCGTCTGGCGAAGGAAGCCGACGACCTCAAGTCGGGCCTTGACTTTGAGGCGAAGATCGCCGCCAAGGAAGCCGAACTCCGTTCGGTGACCGAGAAGGCCGCCCCCGCCCCGGCCCCCGTGGCCGAGGTGAAAGTCGAGGACAAGAAGCCCCTTGAGATTCGTTCGCTCTGCACCCATCACTCCCAGTTGACCGCGTTCAACGATGGCCCCGAGGCCGTCGAGAGCGCCTACCGCTGCGGCCGGTGGCTGCGGGCGCACGTCTTCAAGAACGCCGAAGACCTCCGGTGGTGCAAGGATCACGGCGTTGAGAGCCGTGCCCTTGGCGAGAACAGCAACGCTTCGGGTGGCGCCCTTGTGCCCGAGGAGTTCGCCAACCGCGTGATCCGGCTGGTCGAGAACTACGGCACGTTCGCCCGGTCGAACGTCGAAAAGATCAACATGACGCGGGACACGATGGTGATTCCGAAGCGTATCACCGGAACGTCGGCCTACTTCGTTGGCGAAGGCGTGGCGGTCACCGAGTCCGAGCCGACCTACAGCAACGTGCAACTGATCGCCAAGAAGTTGGCGGTCGGCACCCGCATGTCGAGCGAGGTTGTCGAGGACGCACTGATCTCGCTGGCCGACGCAGTCGCCAACGAGTTCGCGACCTCGCTGGCGTACAAGCAGGACTTGTGTGGCTGGAACGGCGACGGCACCAGCCAGTACGGCGGCATCAATGGAGTGGTCAACAAGATCAACGACGGCACGCACGCCGCCGCAGTTCTGGCCGCTGACTCCGGCCACACCGGGTTTGAGACGCTGACCGTGACGGACTTCATCCGTCTGATCGGCAAGATGCCGCTGTACGCCCGCCAGGGTGCCCAGTGGTACATCAGCCCGGCCGGCTTCGCGGCTTCGATGGCCCGCCTCCGCTACGCGGCCGGCGGTAACACCATCGAACAGTTGGGCGGCGGTGCCAGCGAGTCGTTCCTTGGCTTCCCGGTCAACCTCGTCCACGTCATGGACACGACGCTGGGCGCTGACGCCGGCAAGGTGAAGGTGCTGTTTGCCAACCTGGGCCTGTCGAGCATCTACGCTCGTCGGCGTGACTTCTCGGTGCGGATGTACGACCAAGTGTACGCCACGACCGATCAGTTGCTCCTTCAGGGCACCATGCGGTTCGACATCGTTCACCACTCGCTTGGCGACAACACGACGCCCGGCCCAGTGCTGGCCCTCAAGACCGCTGCCTCGTGATTGTGACGCCACCAACAAGGAGAACCTAGAACCATGATTCATTCGCAGATGGAAAAAGTGGTGGCCGCTGTCCCCACGGCAGTCGGCACCAGCGCCGTGACCCTGACCATCGACACGCTTGGCTATGACTACGCCAGCGTGGCGGTGCTGCGGGCCAGCAACGCCAGCACGGTGTTTGCCAGCGTGCTGAAGATCGAGGAGTCAGACGACGACTCGTCCTACTCCGCTGTCACCGGCATGACCGGCGGCACCGACTTCACGATCCCCACGGCCTCCACTTCCGTGGCGTCCATCGTGAAGATGGACGTGGCAACGCAGTCGAAGAAGCGTTACCTCAAGGTCACGGCGACCCCCGCGGTGTCGGTGAACACTGTTGTCACCGCTCGCCTGTCCCGTGGCGAGAACGCCCCTTCGTCCGCGTCCGAGGCTGGTGTCATCGGCTGGGTCAAAGGCTGATCCCGTACAAGCGGGACGGCCATGACGGCCGACGAAGGCGCAAGGATGCGCGCCCGCTCCACACAAGGAGCGAATCGTGCTGCTGCGTATTGGTGGGTGTGAAGCGGAGGTCAAGGTCGCGGCGGTGATGAGCACCCCGCGCCTGACCTTCTCTGACAATTTCTTCTGCGTGTCTGCC